TAAAAGAGTATCATTAATAATTCTGACGCAAGAAAGTCTAGTATCTTTTCAATCAAGAACCTGAAACAAACTTTCTCCACTCAATCGCGTTACGAATTTCCCAGTTTCTCTGGCCAATCTCTTTGATTACAGACTCAAGATAGAAAACCTTTTCCTCTTGATATGTTATCTTTTGCTTCATGAGAATCATGTCCGAATCAGCATCAAGGTACATATCAACATCTGACTTAAGAATCTTAAGATCAAATGGTTCCCATCCATTTTTCTCTAGATCCTCTTGTGACATCTTACCTGTGTAGAATTCCCACTTTAATCTTCGTAAAGAAGCAAAGTCAAATCCCATCTTCTTGAGGTTGAATCTTTCTTCTTGTAGGAAATTGAGATACTTATTGTGAAGTTGTGGGATCTTCAATGACTCCAGATCTAACTGAGTATCATCAACTTTCATATCTCGTCCTGCATGTTTTTTTAAATCTTCGAAATTCATACTATAATTATACACCATAAACACTTATAAGTCAATATACAGTTACCTCATAATCTCTATATTGTAGAGTTAAACTACAAGTTACAGGGGAAGCTTCTCCATCAGTGGCATTTAGATCAAGTTCTCCGAGACTACTTGGATACATATCTTTAAATGTTATGGAAGCCTGTGGTAAAGATTTACTGTTTAGTAAAACTAATGTACCATCGACTTGATAATCAGATGGATCACCCGGTTTGGATAAAGTATTAAATGGATCAATGGGATTTGCAATACCACTCAAAAGTTTTTCTGAACGGTTTCTTGGTTGTAATGTTTCATCGTGAATGGTAAACGATCGCATCCAGTTGTATATTTCCATCCAGTTGCCCATATCTTCATTCACTAGGAATGATAGAGTAAGCGGATCGTAATTCAATTTGGGATCAGCAATATGAAGAGTTGGATGTTTACTTAATATTGGTGTGTCTATTACACTAATAGATGGAACCGAGGCACTCTGGCAAAAATACACCATCTCTGGTGCCTTTGTCATGACGAATCTAAATGAAGTTGTCTGTAATAGATTCTCGTTGTCTGGTTGTCTGTCGAGTGCGTATTTGACATACTGGTTATAACTTGGCATAGTGTTTCTCCAATATATTTATATACAAAAAGAAACAGGGGAAACCGAAGTCTCCCCTGTTTCAGTGTCGGATCAAGTCCGAGTTTCAGTTATCTATCACTGAGTTGCACCCATTCCAGAGTTGATACCGTGGAGGTTATCAATTCTGAAGATACGGTAGTACTGGTTACGACGTGCGGTGAGTAACTCACCGTCAGCCGTGGACGAGTCACTCGTAACGAATGGGTTAGAGACAAGACCGTAACGAGTCTTGAATCCGATCTTGGGCTGGAAGGTATTCTCACCAACCGCACGGACCATCTGTAGTGGAACGTATGGGCAGTAGAAGAGTCCGGCGTCATACTGACTGGAACCCTTATAACCTACGACGCAGTAGTTGAAGTCGGAGTATGGGTCAATGTAGACCTTTAGACGGCCGTTGAGTGTACCGACAAAGGTGTTGCCTGTGTCGTCAACTTGGAGACTTCCGCCACCCATTGGGGTTGACTGAAGTGATCCACTAAGTGAGAGTGCAGCAGCGACATCTGAAGAACAGATGACGATGTTACCCTTACCGCGCCGAGTTTGTCGTGCGATGAGGTTGGCTTCACGTTCGATTTGGAAGAGCAGACCACGGAAGCGTTCTGCTGACCATCGACCGTCTGAGTCGGAGAGGATATTGTAAATACCACCGGGCCCGGCCGTACCGAACGCCGTACCAGTACCCTTACCGTGGAGGTCAGTTTGCTGACAACCAAGTTTGGCAACCTTGAGAATGGTACGAACAACTTCTCGGTTGATTTCCGCAAGGATTTCAGTGGAGAGGATGTTAGCGAGCTCGGTCTCGGCATCAAGTCCGTGAACAGCACGGAGGTCTTGAGCGAGTTCAGTTGAGTATTCGGCCTTGAGGGCACGAGTCTTCGCCTGAACTGCGGTTCTCTCGATGGAGAATGACATTTCTTGGAATGCGTTACCGGCACCACCATCGCCGAGGTTCTCAGCTTGCTCGGTTGTGATACCATGTTGGACGAATTGGCCGAACGGATCACCAGTTGTACCAAAGACACTACCAGAGGTAATTCCGGGATCACCAGTTGTAGCACCACCACCGCGTGTGGCGTAACCTGTACGAGCTTCATTGAAGAGTGCTTCGTCACCACGAGCACCAGCTGCGGAGACGTAGTTACTCTTCATTGCGAAGATAAGTCCGGTAGGACCAGTCATTGGCTGGACACCGCAGATATCATAAGCAATTAGGTTTGGCATGGAACGACGAACCAGTGAGATAAGCACTGGGTCGAAGGACTGAACCTGGCCCATTGCATTTGTATTTGAACCACCTAGAGCAGTAATCATACCCTGTTGCATACCACTGTTTGGCATGGATTCGGTCATGTACTGTTCTTGGTTTTCGAGAAGAACAGCTGTTACGTTCTTCTTGTATGAGTCGGTAATTGTTGGCAGGTCTGGATGTTCCAGAATTGGTAGCCATTTTGCTTTTACTTGCTCAGCGAGCGAAGCACTTTGATTGTAGTTAGACATCTAAAATCTCCTTTTGATTTAGATTATTTTCTTGTTTGACGTGAAATTGCTTGGGCGTAGTAATTCATCGGACCAGTGATCTCTTGAATACTTTGCGGTTCATCTGAATCAGATTCTTCTGTCATAAAGACAACTTTATCTGAACCAGATGATTTAGTGAAGTAACTTTCTTTGAGTACTGCAAGTTTGTCTGCAAACTGTTTAGCACTATCGAAGTCAATACCTTCGGCGAGTGAACGAAGTTTTTCGACATCAGTGTCTACTAAGTCTTCGGTCATATCGGCAAAGACGCCTTCGACGTAAAGTGTTTCCATTTCGTTTCTCATTTCCATGTTTCGTTCGATCTGTTCGTTGAGTTTACTGGTGAGATCTTCAAGTTCCTCAGCCATACCCTCAACTACATCAAACTTATCCTCTGGGATATCGATGTAGTGATCGGTGAACACACGGCGAAGGCCTTCCATGAATGACTCAGCGACTTCAGCACGAATGCCTCGTTCAACTGCAAGTTCATTTTCCTTCATCCAGTTCTCAACAACGTATCCTAGATAGTCATCGAGTTCTGCGGTGAGGTTTTCCTCAATAATAGAAGCAGTTTCCATAAGCCTTTCGTTGTAGTTCTCTTCGAGAGCTTCAGCGTAGACACTTAAGGAATCATTAACAGCGGCTTCGAAGATGGTGGATGCCTTCTCCTTGAAGTCTTCTGTTAGTTCTTCACCGGCGAAAAGAGCATCCATGTGTTCTTTCATGTGGGGCTTCTCGATTTTTGGAGAAGCATCAGAGGATTTAGAACTAATTGATTTCTTATTCTTTTTATCAAACCCCTCAGTTCCAGCCTCAGTACCAATGACTGGACCCTTACCTGTGGCGTCGAATGCGGACTTACCGGTGGCGTCTTTCTCGACAGCGGCGCCTTTTTCTCCGGCCATTGATGGTTTCTTAGGCTTCATTTCGGGTGACTCCTCTTCTAAGTTGTCTTGATCTTCTTCATCCTCATCGAATTCCTCATAATCATTATCTTCGAGATTGATAACTTCATCATTCTCGTCGTCGATCGCAAGGCCTTCGACCAGTTCCGAAGCTTTTTCTTCTTTACGGTATTTCTCGGCAAGAATGTTTCTTGCTGCCTCGATTGGGCTTAGGCTATCTGAACTCATTTAAGGACTCCTTTTGTTACCTTACAGTAGTAGTATTTAGTAAAATCATAATTTTGAAAGAAAATCTCGGAACACAATAAGTTTCTGTTCTTCAAGATTTTTTCTTTCAGTTTTGGTTATCAGTTTTTTGTAATCTTCGACGTGTTGTTCTCTAAGAACACCGTTGTTCCAGATCCATTCTTTGCCTTCCATGATGCCATCAACAAAGGCATCAGGGGCGGATGGGTCTGCAACAACATCAACGGCAGTAAGCATGAAGTCTTCTTTTACCATCTTGACTCCATTCTTTTCTTCAAGTGTTCCCATACCTCGGGTGGATACGCCGAGTCTAACTCCATCATCGATGAGGTTTTTGACGATTTTTCCGTAGGGGGTGTCAAGTACTTTTGCTTTGCCAATTACATTATCACCGTCAAAACTCATTTCAATAATGTTATGGCATACACGTTCAAGGTTAAGAGATGGTCCGTCTGGGTGTCCCAGTTCTCCCATTGCTCTACTCTTCTGAACGTACTCTCTATCGTACCGCTTTGCTTCGTTGAAAAGAATTTCCCTCTCATACATTCTACCGTTACGATTTACTTTCTCTGATTGCATAAAGATACCTTCGATGAAATAACTTTTCTTTCCATCTTTGGCGGATTCAGTGAGACATTTTACGTCATCGGTTTGTTCTGTTATTAGAAGCATAGTTCTTCTTTCTTTAAGGTAGTGCTATAAGAATATATCAGCGGGACTTCATCTTATTAGCAATTACTCGTCTTCGGTTCTTAAGAAACTTATCAGATGAATCGGAATCACCATCATTGTCTACGTCGTCGTCTTCTTGACCAACGGGATCTAATTCTTCGTCATCGTCGTCGTCTTCACTCTCTTCTTCGTCTTCTTCTTCGTCGTCTTCTTTATCTTTCTTTTTCTCATCGAGAATAGAAGATGCGATTTCTTCTCTTGCAATTTCTAATCTATCGGCAAGTTTAGACATCAAAGCATCTTCGATAGCTTGCTTTGTTTGTGATGGGTTTTCATCAATTAACCCAACAATAATTTCATTAGCGTGTGACATTTTAAGTCTCCTTAGAGTTCTTGTATATTTATAAAAAAGAAAAGTTAGTTTATATCAACCTACTGGTGGATATAGTGTTCCGCCCCAATTGGTTTGATATTCTTCAGGTAATGAACCATCACCATCAAGCTCACCGCAATCTTCCGATGCTTCTCTTGCGGAACAGCCTCTGGCTGGTGAATGCCTAGGACCACCTAAAGGTGGTTGATTACCGGGAATCGGTTGCCACCCACAATCACCTGCAATACTACCGGGGTATCCGTTCCCACCAGTTGGTGAAATTTCACCGTTAGTACCATCACAATTGATAGGTTCTACCTCTATTGGATACCAAGAAAATACTAATCTAGGTACTCGTTCACATGCTGAGTAATGTGATCCTTGTGGACATGTCAGGACACCGTAACAATTATATTGATAATAAACAGATTGTCCACGAGAACAACCTTCTGAAACTACTTCTGGTATTAAATCATCATTTGGTATACAACCAAATTCAGGGAATTCGTCACCATATCCACAAGCCAACACACATGGAGCATATATTGGAGCCGTGTCCTGTGGACACGAATCGAATGATCCCGGATAATCAGGATCTTCAATTTCTACATTTTCTTCGTGTATAAGTCCTACTCCAAGGTGTCCCGGTTTGAATATCCCCCTTTCAAAATCTAAAAATGCCGTGGTTCCATCGGTGCTAATAAATTTCATATATCCATCAACCAGTCCGCCGCCCGGCGCCCAACAAGCTATTACAGTTTTAACGTCACATATTTCATATTCAACCGAGGGTTCACGCCGCGGTTGTTGACACTTACAATAACAGTAATCATTCGGTTCAACACCAGTGCAATCCTCACACTCACAAACTGGACAATTGCAGTCATAATTTGGATCAATACATCCATCTGGTGGAGTATATGGGGTGGGTGTACATTGACGTACAACAAAACCAGATTTGAATGATGATATTTCTATACAGTGAGCAACATCACCACAGATACAACATTCTCCTCTACAGTTATCTTCTGCTCTACCAAATTTACTAAACCCAAGGGGGCATTCGCCTTTGGTACATTTACCGGTTTCTTGATCTACAACATGGTCCGGTGGACATGCCGGTGTG